CTGCCGAGATTGATGGAAGCTGATAGGATCCTCCTTGGAGAATTCCAGAGAGAACTTGACGACTTCTTTCATCCCGGTGGCCTGCCCTTAGTCACTTGTATGGCCGATTTACTCGACCATGCTCGTGTTGGGCCAGGATCGTCAATCGGTGCGCGTGGGTTTGGCCTTTATGCCAAACTTTTCGCGTCCCGTATGACGACGACTTCATTAGATCTGGACTCCGCGTTCAGGGGCTACTTTCAGCGGGTTCCAAGGTTCTGTGAGGCTGTTGCCAACAGCCGCAGAACTTTGGGCGACCCCGTGGTAGTCGACGGATCTCGAGTTTCCTTCGCTCCTAAAACGACAGACTGTAGCCGGATGATTTGTGTCGAACCGAGCCTGAATATGTTCTTTCAGCTTGGTCTCGGCACGTTGATGGAAAACCGTTTACGAGATCGCTTTCGAGTTGATCTCAGTACACAGCCATCCTTCAACCGTCGGCTAGCGCAGTTTGGGTCGAAGACGGGTCGTTTCGCAACGATCGATCTTTCTTCCGCCTCTGATTCGATATCTCTGAAGATGGTTAGACGTTTCCTCCCGCGTTGGTTTTATTACCTTCTCGTGAAGCTACGCTCCCCATCCACTAAGATGTCGGGTCAGACTGTGCATCTGAATATGATCTCTACTATGGGAAATGGTTTTACTTTTCCCCTGCAGACAGTAATATTCAGTTGTCTGATTCGTGCTGCTTATAGTGTTTCTGGAAAACAGATACACGATCTTTCACCTAACTGGGCGTGTTTTGGAGACGATCTCATTGTGGAGAGCGAATGCTTCCGCAATGTATGCCGCCTCCTTGACATGCTCGGCTTTGAAAGAAACAGCGCGAAGACCTTTAACGAAGGTCCGTTTCGAGAGTCCTGCGGGACTGACTGGTTTTATGGTCAGCCCGTGCGTCCTGTCTTTGTGAAAAGGCTTGACTCACTGCAGGATATTCTCGTCGCTATTAATCTCCTAAACGAATGGTCTGCGTTTACCGGCATCCCCCTCATTGAGGGGGTTAATTATCTCACAAAGCTCATAAGGAAAGACGTTAGTCATCTTTATGTGCCTTACTGTGAAAATAATGACGCTGGTATTCGCGTTCCATCCATTCTTCTCTCATCATTCCATAGACACAATAAGAACGGTTCTAGGACTTACAAGTCCTTCCGCTCTGTGGCTAAAAGGATGCTGATTGAGGACGGAACTATCGTTGTTCCGAAGGGGATTAAGGATTTGATCTTCAATCCTCAAGGGCTTGAAGTTTCATTTCTTTATGGCGAAGTGGTTTCGTACGCGATTGGGGTTAGGCATAACTCCATTCGCTATACGGCGAAGCGGGCGGTAATCCCTTGGTGGGATTACTTCCCGGTTCCGGACTCTTACAACGGTAAAGAGTTCGGTTGGCAGCAGTGGGAAACTGCTGTGTTCATTAACTT